TTGCCATGGGTTAAATTATTTTCTCATGCATTCCAAGGTCCTGGTGGATGGTATATTGAGAATTCTCTCACTACTATCAATCAAAAGGATCCTCTTGGGGAATTGAATAGAGAGCTATGGAATAGTGGTAATGAGAAGGATAAGGACACGGTACGCAAGCAAAAGCGTAAGCTTTCTTATTATGCAAACATCTATGTTGTAAAAGATCCTGCCAATCCTCAGAATGAGGGTGGAGTGTTCCTTTACAAGTTTGGTAAGAAGATCTTTGATAAGGTCATGGATGTAATGCAACCAGAGTTTGAGGATGAACAAGCCATTAATCCTTTTGATTTCTGGCAAGGTGCCAACTTCAAGTTGAAACTCCAGAAGAAAGATGGTTTCTGGAATTATGATAAGTCGGAATTTGATAGTCCATCCCCTTTATTAGAAGATGATGATGCGTTAGAAGCAATTTGGAAGAAGCAGCATTCACTGACTGCTTTTGTTGCTCCTGATCAGTTCAAATCTTATGAGGATCTGAAAAAGCGTTTAGATTATGTTCTTGGAAATAGGAATACAAATCGTCCTACTCCAGTACAGGAGGAGACTGAGTATGATTCTTATGCTGAGGCAGAACCTAAGAGGGTAACTGAAGAGCAAGTCATGAGAAAACTAGAGGATTCTTATCAAGCATCTAAGACTGTGAAAGACACAGTTGTAGATGAAGATGATCCAATGAGTTACTTTGCTAAGTTAGCAGAGAGTTAATAGGACTTCATATATTATTTCAACTTTTAATTCCAAAATTGGGGGAAAAAAATTCCCCCAATTTTTTTTGTCCTATTACTTTTTCATTAACTGTATAATCTAATATTTGATCCTTTAACCACGTCTTCAGAGACAAATTGACTACTTCCAGCTTTATATGGCATGAGTTCTTCTATGCTATTAATTGCTAATGTCACATACATGGGTTTGAGAATAAAAATATTCCTTCTTTTTTCTTGGATATTTTCTTCATATTCATAGTTAGTTACTGCATCAGTAATATTAGTTGCATTGACCAATGACCCATTATCATAATATTTGATAGAATAAGTTTGTGGAACTTCTAGCCCTTTAGGTATCATTATCATTCCTTTGCTGTTTTTAACTTCTACTGTTTCATAATGATGAACAGCATTAAATGATTCCTCTTCGGTTAGATCTCCCGTCTTATATTTGGATAATAGGTACTTATAAAAAGCCTGTTCGGTCATAGGCCATTCATGTTCAAAGTTTAAGACGTTATTAGATAATAATATCAACCAATCTAAATATGGGTCTTCATAGATTTTAAAGGCAATTTGATCGGGTCTTTCATCGCCTACAATCTTGTATTTGGTGAAATTGGTCTCATCGCCAAAAATATCTTCAGGTACTTTTACCCTTTTAAAAAGGTTTTTTACTTGAACATATTCAGATATAAGAGCGTCTGGAAAACGACTTACATAGTCAAAATTTGGTACGTTGGAAAAGTATGGATTTGCCATAGTTAGTATCCCATATCCCTCCAATCAAACCTTATCTCATCTGCATAAATTGGCTCTAGTTCACCAAATGACATTGTAATTGCATAGGAAGTTAGAGAACCATCGTCTCCATAAGTCATGTAATTTCCATCTGGGGTATAGTTCACTGCAAAATTAGTCATAGCGCAAGGCTTAAACTTGTTTAGGAAAGGGTGTTGTCTGTCTGTATCATTATATATGTACTCTAGTTGAAAAATTCTAGGAGTTTTTAAGAATAAACTAGATGAAGATCTTCTAGGTGCCATATTTCTTTTGAAGGTCTTAATTATTTTTTTGACTTCTCTGGATTCTATGTTACTCCTAGGAGTGAAGGTAAAGTTAAAATTGAAAGTTCTTAACCTGGGACCTTTGAAAAGAAGTTCTAAATTAGGGTTAATAACTGTTCCAGTGGCACGTGCTGTGACATTGGCACCTACTGCTTGTCCAGCAAAATATGCTTTAATAAATGGGCCAGTATTTGGATCATTTATCATGGATTTCAAGTCAGACATTGCTTTATTAGCAGTCTCCATTATTCCTGCAGGACTCAGCTGTGATATATCTCCGATTAGTCCCATAGCAGCTTGAGCACCTGCTGCTTGGAGAGTATTCATAGTATCGCCACCCCAATCCACAGAATTACTTTCTGAAATATTGGGTTGCATAGGAAGAATAATTCTCTCTAGGGGTCTATTGAGTAATCTTCTACTTGACCTTCTTCTGTTTGGGTTTGGTAGTCCAGATGCAACATATTCATAGGATGTGATTTTAATAAAGTCATATCCTAGGTCTGGTATATTAAGAGGATACCTATAAACTACCCCTGCTCTATTACTTGTATAAGAGGGTCTACTCCATAAGAATTTGTTAGAATCTGTAAATAGAGAATCGTCTGTTTCTACATTACTAGGATTGGTATTAGAACTTTGAGTTCCATCAGGATCATTAGGAGATCCACCACTAGAATCTTCAGGTGGTGCTACTCCAGTATTGGTTAGTGATTGAAATCCTAGTAATGCTTCTAATGCTTGTAATCTTCTTAATTCTATATCTGTGGTTGCATTTTGAGATGCTAATGCTAGAGTATCTTCTTTGGTGTTTATATTGAGATTTTGGTGTTGAGTTGTATAAACGTTATTGACAGCACCATTTGTTCCTATAAAAAATTCTTCATATAAATCTTCATCAGATATTGTTTGTTGATCTGTTGCACCATCCCAAGAGTAGATTAAGGTATCAGTACTAAATTTATTAACCTTATAGACGTAATAATCTCCATTGATAATATCAGTTCTTACTCTAACTTTATCTCTTCCACCTGCAACAGCAGTGCTATCTCTTTTTAACGTTCGACTAGAATCATAGGTACTAGCCCCTGCAGATGTTATAGACCATCCACTAGTATCTCTATTATTATAATCGGAGGTTCTTACCGCCATAACGCTATTTTTTAGTTATTTATCTTGAAATTTTGATATGGAATCGAACGCAAGTCAGTCATCTCTAGAGGATAAGCAACATGGAGGTATCCTATTACTTCTTCCCAAGTGTAATTACGAAAATCAGGCCAATGGACATTATATCCTCTAAATCCCCATCTTTGTACATCTGTACAAGCAATTAGAGGAAATTGGTCATAACGAATTCTAGGGGTTTTAGGGGCGTATATAAAGGTATAATATCTTCCTACTGATGGGATTATTTCAGTTTCGGTTAATATTTCAGTAACCGCTAACATTCTATCATCAGCATCATCTAGAGAGATAATGTCATCTACTCTATATTCTAATCTATTTCTTTGATCTTCTAGATATTCCTCTTGTTCCATACAGTTCCTCTTCTGTTATGATTTTGAATTGCATTCCATTGTCTTTACAGAATTCTTGTGCTGCTTTCCATTTAGCTTGATTGACTGTATAAGTTCTCATTTCATAGAGGTAGCTTTTAGTTACCCTTGATTTTTTAATGGGAGCTCTGGTCTGTTTTTTGGGTTTTACTTCAACAATGTATCTCTTTCTTTTCCCCTTTTCATTCACTTCAATAAGATAATCTGGATAATACCTGTGAATCTTATTATCAAGGGGAGAGAGATATTTAATGCTAAATTCTTCACTTGCCCAATTGAGCACATTTTCATTCAAATCACAATATCTGCAAAAGGTTCTTTCCCAGTTACTTCTACAGATAATATTAGTTGGATTACCTCTATACTTTTGTGGATTGTGAGGTTTGTACTTGCTTTTGTAAGATTCTCCCACTTTCTCACCTACATAGTAATAGTAATTAAATTTATTTATAGATGGCAGGGCCACGTCCTAATAAAATATCTACTTCTGCTATAAAAAGTAGATTATTAAACCTTGCTCAAACTTCTGTTTATAGGGTTAAGATTCAACCACCC